GCCTTTCCACTAGATCACCACCATTATTTACCTCTGCGACTATCCGATCAGCCTCATACTTGTAATATGCTTGCACTGATTGTCTAGCCCAGTGATCTGCGCTCATTCTACCAGAAATATCGTCTAACACATAATATCTTCCGTCAACACCCACCCCCGCCACAACAATGCCTGTTTCGTCTGAGCCTTCATTGTTTGTCACCGCTGGGTCTATTGCCACAACAACTCTAACCAATTCAGGCACTTGCTCTATCGTCACCCTTGTTTTTTCCAAATTCTGATAATTCCAAAGCGCACCTTCAGTATCATCAAGAATTTCAGCATAAAGCTCCTGTCTGCCAAGGTTGGTTCCCGCATATCGCTCTTTGAGAGCCTCTAGAGCTTGAGGAGCAAGATTAGCGGCATTGTCAAAGGTTGATCCACGGTGTATGTGAACGTCAGGTCTAGACATCAGGTTGCGAATAATTTTTGTGGGTTTAGGCGTAGTGGTGATTATGCACCTTGGGCTTTCACCCAATCTGAGCCCGAACATCAACTGATCGAATGTCTCAGGATTTTTCCATGCCGCAAGCTCATCGCACCAAGCTCTGTGGAATTGTGGTCCTCTCAAACGGTCAGGCTCCTCTGCGCTGAAGCCTAGTATTTTAGAACCGTTCCAAAGTTTTATTTCAGCACTGGAAACATTGTAGCCTTGACCAGAACCAGACAGCAAACATTCTCTTGGAATGACTGACATCAGTCCAGACGGTCCCCCAAATGCAACCCTGCGTATGTCGCCAAATGTTGGAACAACGACAGCGCATAAACTGTTTGGGTTTTCTACCGCATACATTGCAATGTCAGTTGCGCCTGTTCTGGTTTTGCCCCAACCTCTGCCAGCCAATATGAGCCAGATGAACCAAGATGAACCATCCAGCGCATCACTTGGAGTTAGCTGTGCTTTTCTCGCAGTGCTAAGCCAATCACTGAATAGTTGGGCTGAACCTCTCAGCCCTTGATTCCCTAACTGCGTGTAATTCTGACATGACCTCTCTAAAGCTGTCTGGGACTGTAACATCAGCATTTACCTTTGTGATTTCGCTTGCCTCACCTAGTGCTAGTTTGCCAATCTTTTGAGCAGTCAGGGCAGTATTTGCTAACGCCCTTATTTGTTCTGCACTAAGAATATCATTGCCATTCTGGTCTTCCGCTTGAGCTTGTCTCAGTTTGTTTGCAACCCTACCAAGCAACCCACTAGCGATTGCTAGTGAAGCCCTGTCCAGCTTTCCAGCTTCAGCAACAATGTCTTTGATGCGATTTTCCTGAATGTTTTGACGAGCTTTGGCTAGAAATGACGTGCGTTGACCGCTCCAGTTCTCTTTGTCTGCTCTTCTGAAGAGCGTTGCTCTAGCTACCCCATATTTGGTTACGAGTTTATCTAGGCTGATGGTCTGACGGCTACCATCATCTTGCAACTCACCCTCGCAATATTCCAGCAGTATTGTTCTGGACAATTCTTCAGTCAGTTTTTTCGCCATTCGGTATCACCCAATTATCATCAAATATCAGCTTTAAGCCATGACCAAATATTGTTACTGAGACGGATGGTATCATTTATCTCATTTAATTGATAGACCTCTGGGTTCAAATCTCCAGCATCTAAAATGTTTTGAGTCTTAGTTTTTCTACCTTTGAGGAACTTTTCTGATTGCGTATCACCCCTAGCTAAATGCCTCTTGTGCAATGTTTGCTCATCTTGTTGAAGCACAATAACACGCAAATGATACAAGTGTTGTATTGCTCTTAGGTTATTGAGACTAAAAAGCCTATCCCCCTCAAGCAGTATATTTCGCCTTTTCATCTCAATATATTTAAGAAAATCTTTATTGACCGCCATCGAAAGTCTATCTGTGCCTTCAAACACCTGTGATTCCTGTGTCCAACCGCTGTATATACCCATCAAGGCAAGATTGTTTTTTTCCTCATAGTGACCACAGAGTAGACCAAACCTTAGTGACTGAGGATTTTCAAACTCAGAATATATTGTTTTCATGAGAGTTGTTTTGCCTGTGGCTGGCTCACCACCTATTGCTAGGCATTTCAGCTTATTGCTCAAAGCACACCCACCTTTCCTTCATATCTTCTAAGTCATGCCATTGTTGAGGCTGGTCATTAAAATATGCCTCTACCCTTGGTATTCTACCAAAGTTTTTCAAAGCATTATTCCAACTGGAAACATAGGCTGACTTGCTGGTTTGATTTTGAGGATGAAGCTCTGCCAAAAGACTGTGTGGTATGACAGCTTTTCTTCCCTCCATGTATTTGTCCCATAGCCACTGATACTCAGGCCAAAGCTCTCTCATGTAATCCATTTCCCAAGACTGCTCATCGATATAACAACCGCCATACCTACTGCCCTTGTGTTGGCGTTTGTAGTTGCAACAAGCAGTTTCTAGGCTGAGAAAACCAGCATCTGGATGGTTGACGCTTTTAATGTAATCAGCCGCTGTGGCCTCCAGATAGGCAATCGCATCTTTGGAAACTGTTTTTTTATCCCACTCATCTTTACCAATGCAAAACGCCCAACCCGCCCTGTGGCTTGCCCCATCTGCAAATTCCATGGTGGGTGGTAGTAAAGGCGCATCGATAAATTTTGTAAGTGCTTCTGTAAAACACCAGTGACCCATTCTGCCCCAGTGATACCAGTCTCTCATGCATCTTTTCTTTAGGTTGTTGTAATTGTATATTGGGTCTTTTTGCAGAGACACGGAAATGTATCTACCAAGTGATTGATATTTCTCTAAAGATTTACAAACACTGCGTAGAAATTTCTCAAACACCAGTTTTCTGTATTTGCAGTCTGGGCTAAACAACAATCTTTTCTTGTTGTCGTAGAAAAACTCAACAGCTTGATCTGCCACATCTGGGGTGAAAACAGGGAACTGATCTGAAAACATAGTCTCGCATGGTCCCGCGTAGGTTGCCCCGTGAAACAACCCCATGACACAGCGTTTTTCAAAATCAAAACCTAAATCTGAAGCAATCCATGTTTCGACATTGATGTCTGGTGACCAATCATATGTCTCAAGCATAAACTTGTAGAACAGGTCAAAACCCAGAAATCTGTTTTCATCAAGCCGATAATCAATGTCTGTTCTCATTTGAACAGTTCCATACCTGCTTTGTGTATTTCTGGTCGTATCTCATAAACCAAATAACCTCTGTCACATGATTTTGCCGCCAAACCAGTTGTCCCAAGCCCACCGAATGGGTCATAAACCACATGACCCTCATTGGTGAAGTTTTGTATGCAATACTGTGGGACTTCGATTGGCTGGGCAACTACCTCTCCATCAATGACTTTTTCTTTACCAAACGGTCCCCACAAGTCATGACCATAAGTGCTGTACAACTTACGGTCACGCAAATGATAGATGCCTTTTTTGTTTTTCTTTTGAAATGTGTAAACGTGACCTATCGTATGCGAGTAACCGTCATATCCACGTTTTTTCACATAATATTTCACATCACGCAAAATATAGCCATATTGGAAGAATGTTTGGTTTAGAAAGTAAAATTTTGGCAATATTTGTGAATTGGCACGCCGACAACCAGTAAACGCTATAGTGACTGTTCCTAATCTTGGCCGTAGCCTAGGGACAAACCAATCCAAAAATTTGGTTTTGTAAGTTTCAGGCTTGTTTTTATCTACACCAAAAACAGCTAAATCTTCATAGCAGGGTGTGCCGCTAAAAAAATAATCGTATTTGTCTGTAGTTAAGTTGTCTATACAACTGCCCAAAATATAATCTTGGGTGACTTCTGTCATCTATACCTCCATGACGTTTAGCCCTGTCATGTCTTTTCTGTTTTTAACAATCTCCAATTCTTCTTCAGCAGACTTACAAGCCATCATGTTTTCACGATAGTAACAAACGATGCTGATACGCTCAAACGGCTTTTTAGCTTTGAACTCTACATTGCCATGCCACTCATGGACATTGAAGAAACAAACATCTGTATTTCTTACGTCAAACCCAATTCCATATCTTGGCAAACAGGTATACCCGCCTTCAAACTCTCCAGCTTGCAAAACAGCGATATTACCTAACCCTCCTTTAAAATCACCCGCATCGCAGTGAATAGCTGTCCGAAAGTTTCTGTTCACTGTGACTGTGGTGAACACAGTATCGTCTATACGAAAGTCAGGGTGTGTATCAGACCAGACCTGATGTTGAGCTTCCCATCTTTCAGGACAGGCTTTTTTGAATTCATCTGAAATTTGCTGAATGTACGGTATTGATAACTTGAATTCCTCAAGATGATGTTGTGTCCAAGCTGTTGTTCGGCAGTATGGCATCCTGACATTTCTGTCAAAGTATCCAATGATACCGCTTTCAACACTTTTCGCTGTAGCGGTCTTGGAAACAGTGCCATCCTTTTTTATTCTTTGAAACTGTTTTGCTTTTGACTTGCCATTACCAACAAAGCCTTGATAGCTAAATTTTGGGTCTTGATTTGGATTGAAGTATCCAGCCGCATCACCCCTGTTGTTTGTTACAGCCGCCGCCTTACGCAAAGCACCATACGCCTGTTTGCAAACCTTTGCGTCAAGAACACCCTTGCGAAAAAAGAATAATGGGTTGCCATCAGGGTCATACGCATCGCAGTCGTAGT